ATTCACGACATTGAAGGCGTAATAAATCTCGTAAAAACTCTTGAAAAGTCGTAAAATAGTATTATTATTCGTAGAGTGTTAACCCCATTTAAAGGAAAAGTCATGGGAATCATGGATCATAAAGCAGCTAAAGGCGCATCAGGCGAAAAAGAACCTAAAAGCGCAACATCATCTGATATGTCAGGTGAGCGCAAATCTAAGTCTATGCGTGGTGGTGTTGCAATGGGCAAAGAAGATAAAATTGGCTCTGACAAAGAGTTCAATACAGGTCGTACTGAAGGCATCTGCTACGAGCACAAAAAAGACGGCTACCGCTAAAAAGCTACAGCTCATAGGGAACGGTAATTCCCTACAAGCTGTATAACCACAACAATAGGGTAATATTGAAATGGCTGAAGTAAATTTTACAACATTTAAACCTCTGGGGGACAAGATTATAGTCCGCCCAGATGTTCGTGTTTTAAGCGATGTGATCTTTGTAGATAACAAGGAAGCTCAGAACATGGGAACAGTAGTGGCAGTAGGCCCTGGTAAGAAGCTAACTGCCGAGCGTAGAGAAGCAATGCCAATAGAAGTAGGCGCACGAATCCGCTTTGGAACTATGAATGATGATCCTAAAGAGGAATATCTTAAATTCACGCCAATCGTTCACGAAGGTGAAAAGTGCGTGTTAATGTCCTGGCAAGATGTTTGCTGGGTAGAATAGGGGAAAAAATGTACAGTACATTACACAAAATTTGGGATAGATTACAAGCCATTTGGAAATGGATGCAAGACCAAGTAAAGCCTGAACCAATAAAGCCATCTAATGCGTGGCATTTCCCTATTAATGACGAAGTTAAACGTAAACCAAGCCTTAAAAAGGCTACAACTAGGAGCAAAACCATGCCTCTCAAAAAATCAGCCAGCAAAGCAGCATTTAAGTCAAACATTAAAGCCGAAGTAGAAGCTGGTAAGCCAGTAAAGCAAGCTGTTGCAATCGCATATAGCGAGAAACGTGCTGCAACTAAGAAAACCAAAGCTAAGAGAGTATAAGAATGATTACTTTTACAATACAACAAGTAAACGAATTGCTACAAGCATTAGGACAATTACCTTATGTGTATAGCAAGAATCTCATAGATGGTATTAACGCTATTGCTCAAGCTCAGATGGATGTTGCAAAAAAACAACAATCCGAAAGTGTTGCGCCAGAACAACAGTGAAAATAGAACAACGGCCCATTGAGGCTTTAATCCCTTATATTAATAACAGCCGCAAACATTCAGATGAACAAGTGGCTCAAATTGCAGCCAGCATTAAAGAGTTTGGTTGGACTAATCCTATATTGGTTGATGGCACTAGTGGGATTATTGCTGGTCACGGCAGGCTATTGGCTGCTCGTAAGCTCGGCATGGATAAAGTGCCTGTTATTGAGCTGGCACACTTATCTAATACCCAAAAGAAAGCTTTAATCATTGCCGACAATAAATTGGCTCTCAATGCCGACTGGGATACGGAACTACTGCAAATAGAGTTAAAAGAACTATTAGCCGATGATTTCTCATTAGATTTACTTGGATTCGATGCTAAAGAGCTAGACGCCCTTTTAAACGCTATAGAACCGACCATAGGGCTAACAGATGAAGATGCTGTGCCTGATGCGCCAGATGAGCCAAAAACCAAGCCTGGCGATATATATGCGCTTGGAAACCACAGGCTTATGTGTGGTGACTCTTGCTCTATTACGGACATGGAAAAGCTATGTAATGACCGAAAAGTTGATATGTGGCTTACTGACCCACCATACAACGTAGCTTATGAAGGCAAAACAAAGGATGCTTTAACTATTCAAAATGACTCCATGAGTAATGATGGATTTAGACAATTCTTACGAGATGCTTATGTAACTGCGGATACTGTAATGAAGCCTGGTGCTGTGTTTTATATATGGCACGCTGATTCCGAAGGTTACAACTTCAGAGGCGCTGCTTACGACGCTGGCTGGAAAGTGCGCCAATGCCTTATCTGGAAGAAATCTACAATGGTGATGGGCCGTCAAGACTATCATTGGAAACATGAGCCTTGTTTATATGGATGGAAAGAAGGCGCAGGACATCTGTGGGCCACTGACAGAAAACAAACCACCATTTTGGAATTTGACAAACCAAATAGGAACAGAGAACACCCTACAATGAAGCCTGTAGCTTTGTTTGAATATCAAATGCTTAATAATACAAAGGGTGGAGACATTATTTTAGATAGTTTTGGGGGTAGTGGCACAACTATGCTTGCAGCAGAAAAGAATGGAAGAATAGCGTATGTTATGGAATTAGACCCAAAATACTGTGATGTAATCGTTAAGCGTTGGGAAGACTTTACTGGCAAACAAGCCGTACTTTCGGAGTTATAAAGAGAAAATGCAAGGAAAAGAGCATATTCCATCCGATGAAAGCCGTAAATTGGTACGCAGTCTTAGTGCTGTAGGGATTAAATACGTTGATATAGCCCATAAATTAGATATTACGGATGACACCCTTAGAAAGCATTACAAATCAGAATTAGAAGATGGCCGTATAGATGCCAACGCTTCTATTGGTCAAACATTGTTCCAACAAGCTAAAAACGGTAATACATCGGCTGCAATATTTTGGTTAAAAACCAGGGCTGGTTGGAAAGAAACCAATGTAACTGAAATTACAGGTGAGGATGGTGGCCCAATTAAAGGTTTAGAGGTTTATTTTGTAGCTCCCAAAGAAATAAAGCCAAGTGAGTGAAATACCTCAACAAATTAGGGAAGCTGTTAGCAAGGTTGATTTTCCAATCAAGCTGCAAATGCTATTCAATCCATGCCGATATAAAGTGCTTTATGGTGGTCGTGGTGGGGCTAAATCTTGGGGGGTCGCTCGTGCATTACTCGTTATTGGCGTAAAGAAGCCTACAAGGGTACTATGCGCTCGTGAGTTTCAAAATTCAATAGGTCAATCAGTACACAAACTGCTATCAGACCAAATCCACGCATTAAAACTAGAGTCGTTCTATGAAATTACACAAAACGCCATTCGAGGCAAGAATGGTACTGAATTTGCGTTTGTTGGCCTTAAAAACAACGTCACAAACATCAAATCTTTTGAAGGTGTTGACCTCTGTTGGGTCGAGGAAGCGCAGTCGGTATCAAAAACATCGTGGAACATTCTTATCCCTACAATCCGTAAAGAAGGATCAGAAATATGGATTACGTTCAACCCTGAACTTGAAACGGATGAAACTTACCAAAGGTTCGTGGTATCACCGCCAGAGAATTGCGAAGTTGCAAAGATTAATTGGTCAGATAATCCCTGGTTCCCTGATACGCTCAGATTAGAAAAAGATGCCCTATTTAGTAGGGATAGAGAAGCCTACAACACCGTTTGGGAAGGTTTATGCCGTCAGACGGTAGATGGTGCTGTATTTGCCAAAGAAGTCACTCTGGCTGAACTAGATGGAAGGATTTGCAATGTACCTTACGATCCAATTAAGCCTGTTCACGCTGTATTTGATTTGGGCTGGGCAGATGCTACTGCTATTTGGTTTGTTCAGTTTATTGCTCAAGAAGTAAGGCTTATACGCTATTACGAGGATAATCAACAGACAATTGCTCATTATCTTGCTAAAATACAGTCCTATGGATACATTATCGACACTATTTGGTTGCCACATGATGCTGGTAACAAAACTTTGGCCTCACATGGCAAAAGTATCGAAGAAATCGTCAGAGCTAGTAACTACAACACAAGAGTTATTGAACGCACACCTATCGTTGATTCAATCAATGCTGCACGAATGATGTTTAACAAGTGCTGGTTTGACCGCACGAATACGCACGAAGGCTTGCAATGCCTTAGACACTATAGATATGACGTTGACCCAGACACCAAGCAATTTAGCCAAAAACCATTACACGACAACTACAGCCACGGAGCAGATGCTTTCCGTTACATCGGCCTTATGGTTAACGAGCCAAGAAAAGCAGCAAAACCCAAAACTTATCAACTACCGTCAAGTTGGATGGGGTAAAATGTGTAGTAAAAATACTACAGTTGGCTTAAAATCAGCCAAATACTAAGGAATCCCTATGGCATACGATAGCGTTGCAGACTCTCAATCAGACGGCAGAATTGAAGAAGCTAAACAGTTTCTACGTCTTTGTAACGATTCAGATAGCAACAATCGTGCCGAAGCTCTTGACGATGTAAGGTTTGCGGCTGGTGATCAATGGCCTGTAGATGTACAAAACAGTCGTGTATTAGAAGCTCGCCCATGCTTGACAATTAATAAGCTAGATGCTTATGTACGTCAAATCTGTAATCAGCAACGTCAACAACGCCCACGCATTAAAGTGCATGGCATGAACAATGAGTCAGATGCCAAAGTAGCTGAGATCATTACAGGCATCACTAGGCATATTGAAAACCAATCTGATTCTGACCAGGCGTATGACCATGCGTTTGAATATTGCGTAAAGATGGGTTGGGGCTACTGGCGTGTCACTACAGACTATATTAAGGATGATAGCTTTGACCAAGAAATCTACATTAAGCGCATTGAAAATCCTTTTAGCGTTTATTTTGACCCTAATTCTGTTCAACCAGACGGCAGCGATGCTGAAAAGTGCCTTGTTACAACGGTTGTTAGTAAAGCCGTGTTCCGCAAGATGTATCCCGATGCCGATGACGTACAGGGATTTTCCAGTAGAGGAACAGGCGATACGGAGTCGGAATGGGTTACAAAGGAAGATATACGCATAGCTGAGTATTTCTATACTGAGCGTGAGAAAGCAATGATTATTCAGCTTTCAGACGGCACTACAGGCTATAGCGATGAAATGCCATCTAAAGAAGTGTTGGCTTCCGCAGGAATTACAGTCATTGATAAGCGTGATACTTGGCGTAAAAAGATCAAATGGTGCAAGCTAACAGCTATGCAAATCCTTGAAGAAGGCGAATGGGCTGGTAAATACATCCCAATCGTGCCTGTATATGGTCAAGAAGTCAGAGTTGATGACAAGCATAAGAAGTTCGGTTTAGTGCGTATGGCTAAAGACCCACAGCGTATGTATAACTACTGGGCTACTGCTCTGACTGAAACTGTAGCATTAGCTCCTAAAGCTAAATGGTTGCTTGCTGAAGGTCAAGACGAAGGCCACGAAAACGAATGGGCAATGGCTAATATTAAAGCTATGCCTGTATTGCGTTACAAGCAAACTGACACAGAAGGCAGAACAGCACCAACGCCTGTAAGATTGCAGCCTGAACCACCACCAGCAGGTGTTATGTCAGCATTGCAAGGCATGAACCAAGATTTAATGGCTGTAGTAGGTATCTTTGATCCTGGACAATTGCCACAAGGACAACAATCAGGCAAAGCATTACAAGGTCAACAGCAACAAGCTGATATGACTAACTTTCACTACTATGACAATCTGACTCGCTCAATACGTCATACAGGTCGAATTATTCTTGATCTAATCCCTAAAATCTATGACCGTCAACGTGTAATGCGTATTATTGGCGATGATGGTAAGCCTGACATGGTTACTATTAACGAGCAAGGTCAAGACGAACAAGGCGTGTCTAAGGTTTTAAACGATGTAACTGTAGGCGAATATGACGTAGTAATGGAAACAGGCCCTGGCTACAATTCTAAACGTCAAGAAGCCGTAGATTCTATGATGGGCTTATTAAATGCTGATCCTACATTGATGCAAACTGCTGGCGATCTAATCTTCCGCAACATGGACTTTCCAGGCGCAGAAGTCATTGCAGACAGACTTGCAGCATCTAATCCTATGGCGCAAATTGACGATAAGTCACCTATTCCACCGCAAGTACAGATGCAGTTGGCTCAGAGCAAACAACAGATTCAACAGCTTCAACAGCAAATTCAAGCTGAAGAAATGGATAAGAAATATCGTGCTACTGTTCAACAGCAAGTACAAGAAGCTGAAACTCAGCGTGAGAAGATGCGTTTAGATGTTAAGCGTGAAGATACGCAAATGCGTACTGATACACAAGCGCATGACACAGTTATTAAGACTCAGACTCAATTAGAAGTAGAGCAGTTAAAAGCGCAAGTAGCTATCTTGCTTGCAAATATGGATCATAAACAAGCTGAATTAGCTAACGCAGAAACTACCGAAAGAGCAATATGAAAAAAGAAGATCACGCAGCTTATATATCTAAAGAATTAGCAAAAAAATATAACAAAGAATTGCATGAAAAAGCCAAAACTCATCCAAAATATGAGAGTTTGCGTAAAGAAGTAGGTAAAAAACAAGCTATGGATGTAGTGCTTAACGATATTAATATAGGCAATTCTGAAAGAAGCGTACCAAAATAATGTTGTAAATACGCAACACTTATGATATAAATGAATTTGTAGCACCTACCTGTGGGATCACAGGGTTAATTCTTGGAGTTATCCATGTCAGAAGCAAATGTAAGAACGGCAGATAATGTCGTAACAAGCGATAATTTAGCGGAATGGACTGCTAATAAACTTGGTTTAGCTAGTGAAGAAGCCCCTGTTGCGGCTGAAGCAGTCGAGGAAACTCCTGATTCAGAGCCAACAATCAAGGCTGAAGCTGAGAGTGAACCAGAGGCAGAAGATGAAGCGCAAGTAACAGACAAGCCTAAACAAAATCCCAAACTTGAAAAACGATTTTCTGAGCTTACAAAACGAGCCAAGCAAGCCGAAGCCGACAAAGCAAACTTAGAAGCACGTTTACAAGAACTTGAGAGCAGACAAACCCCTGCAACCCAACAAGTTGATCCTGTCATCGAAAAACCACAAGCATCGCAGTTTAATGATGCTTTTGAATACGCTGAAGCATTAGCCGAATGGAGCGCAGAAAAGGCATTAGAACAGCGTGATATACAAGAACAGCAACGCAAAGTAGATGAGCAGAGAAACGAAGTAATCAAGTCGTGGTCTGCAAAACTCGAAGCTGCTAAAGCTGATCTTCCTGACTTTGACGATATGGTAGCTTCTAGCAATGTACAAGTACGAGATGAAGTACGAGATGCAATCCTAGAATCAGATGTAGGCCCACAAATCCTATATCACCTAGCATCAGATGACGATTACGCTAATAAATTGGCAGCAATGCCGACTAATAAAGCACTCAAGGAATTAGGGAAATTGGAAGTTCAATTCGAGCGTAAAGAAGCTCCTATTGAGAAAAGCGAACCTGTTGCTAGAAGTAAAGCACCAGCACCGATTAAGCCAATCACAGCAGGAAAAGGAACGTCTGACGTTCTCATTGACGGAAATGGCGCATTTCATGGCACATACGCTCAATGGAAAGCTGCAAGACAGGCTAAACGGATACGCTGATAAACCCAATATTTAATAAAGGAAATAAATCATGGCAAATAATTTGCTAACCATTTCCAAGATCACTAACGAAGCATTGATGGTCTTGGAAAACGAATTAACATTTACATCAGAAGTAGATCGTAACTATGATGATCAATTCGCTGTAGTTGGCGGTAAAATTGGTAACACAGTTAACGTTCGTAAACCAGGTCGCTTCATTGGTACAACAGGCCCAGCTCTGAACGTAGAAGATTTCAATGAAACTTCTGTACCTGTAACATTGTCAACACAGTTCCACGTTGACACACAGTTCACAACACAAGATTTGGCATTGTCTTTAGATATGTTCTCTGATCGTGTATTGAAGCCTGCTGTAGCTGCTATCGCCAACAAGATTGACCGTGATGGTACTTTGCAAGCTGCTAACAACACAGCTAACATCGTTGGTACTGCTGGTACGCCCCCAACAGGTTTAATTACCTATTTGACGGCTGCTGCTTACCTTGATTCTGAAGGCGCACCTCGTGATGGTCGTAGATCATGTATCGTTGAGCCGTTCACTTCCGCTACTATCGTTGACAGCTTGAAAGGCTTATTTGTGCCACAAGAAGCTATTGGCGAACAGTATCGTAAGGGTTTGATGGGTCGTGACTCTGCTGGTATGAATTGGAAAATGGATCAGAACGTAGTAGCTCACCAATTTGGTAGCTTTGCTGGTTCTGCAACTATTACTGGTTCAAGCGGTTTCTTGACAAGTGGTTGGGCTTCTAGCTCTAACATCACTTTGACATTAACTTCTGGCGTTAGCTTAAATCAAGGCGATACATTTACAATCGCTGGCGTTTATGCAGTTAACCCACAAAACCGTCAAGCCTATGGTTCAAACAAGTTGCGTAACTTTGTAGTTAATACAGCAGTTAGCGGTTCAGGTGGTACTATTTCTGTAAACGTAAGCCCTGCGGTTATTACTGCTGGTCAGTTCCAGAACGTATCTATTCCTACTGCTCTGTCAACAGCTACAGTTAACTTCTTTAACCAATCTGGTACTGTTTCCCCACAAAACATCATCATGCACCGCAATGCGTTTACTCTAGCAGTAGCCGATCTTGAGTTGCCAGAGGGTGTTCACTTTGCAGGTCGTGCAAGCGACAAGGAAATTGGTTTGTCAATGCGTGTAGTTCGTCAATACACTATTAACAATGACTCTATTCCTACTCGTTTAGACGTTCTGTATGGTTGGGCTAATTTGTATCCTGAACTCGCTTGCCGTGTTGCAGCTTAATTCACGAATAACGAAAGGAAACTATAATGTCTAATCCAGGCCCAGCAGTAACCACTTCGATTCACCCACAAGTTTTAGGCTCTAACCAAGCATTGCGTTTGATCGCAACTGCTCAAGGTGTTAGCCTCGCAACTTTAGGTGATACCGCAGTTAACGTAATTGATGTAACTAGCTATGTACCAGTATCCGTTATTACGGCTAACTGTAACAATGCTGGTGCAGCAGTATCCACAGCAAGCACCTATTTAGGTGTTTACACAGGCTTAGCAGGTACAGGTACAGCCGTATATACCAAAGCTGCTTTAGCAACTAACACAACTACTGCTAACGCATCGGTTGTAGCTGCAACTTTAGTAGCAAGTGCAACATCTGCTCAAACTTTGTATGTAAACGTATCTTCTGCTGCTGTAACAGGCACAATTGACGTATATGTATATGGTTACGACTTGTCAGCACAGTAATTTGTTGTAAAATAGAAGCCCAACCCCTAAAAAGGTTGGGTTTTTAACATTCTGAGGGGGCTTATGAAAAATGTAATGATTGCCATGCCTTGCTATTCAGCAAAGGTACACTTTCCTACTATGCGGTCTATTTTGCTTGATGCTATCAATATTATTGGTCGTGGCGATAAATTCTGCATTGCAGAAGATATTGGAAATAGCGATATAGCAGGATCAAGAGGAGCATTATTTGGTGCTTTTGTACGTTCTAATTGCGATACGCTAGTTTTTGTTGATGATGACGTATTTTGGGAGCCAGGAGCATTAATTAAGTTAATTGATTACCCTGTAGATGTAGTAGGTGGTATTTACCCTAAGAAGCAAGAGCCTATGGAATGGCCTTTTAAAATTGCCGAAAAAGAAGAATATCGTAATGATCCTGACACAGGATTAATGGAAGTTTTAGGGCTTCCTGGTGGTTTTTTAAAGATTAGTAAAGATTGTGCTTTAAAGATGATTGAGGCATATCCTAGACAAACATTGCGTAGCGTAAGTGAAAACAGTCAATTTTGGCCTGTATTTGACCCTTATGAAACTCCTGACGGCAATCGTTTAAGTGAAGATTTCAGCTTTTGCCAAAGATGGATAGATATAGGTGGCAAAGTATGGGCAAATCTTGAATTTGAATTAGGTCATATCGGTTACAAAACTTTTAAAGGAAGTTGTGGAAAACACTTGAGGGAAGCACAAAACAATGTAAAATAGTTGCAGTATTACAACACTCACCTTTGCAAAGGGACAAATTATGTCAAGCACTACCGTTACACGTGGTAATTCCCACGAAACTTTCTATATTACACCATCCATTACTCCTGCTGCTGTAGCCGCAAATACTTCTGCTGCTCAGACTTTTAGCGTTGGTGGCTTACAAACTACCGATTTTGTGTTGGTTCAAGGCTATCAAGGCACACAAACTACAGGTATTGTTATTGCTGAATCTGATTGCTTAACTGCTGGCGTACTATCAATACAGTTCGCAAACGTAACAACTGGTAGCGCAACACCTTCTTCTGGCTTGTATGCGGTTCAAATTACTCGTTTAGAAGGCCCAGCACCCTCTACTGCTGTTTAAGGATAAATCATGGCAAACGTATCAGCTTATAGATTTGTTGGCCCTACAACGGCTATTGCAGTAACTACAGCTAGTTCGACTTCTGTAACAATTACCCCTTTAGGTAATGATCAAGCGAACTTTTGTGGCTTTTTAAACGTAGGTACAACACCTATTGCTATTACTATTGCTCCAGCCGTTGCAGGAACTACGACAACTGCTGCGGCAGCCGTTCTTCCTACAGGTGGAAATAGCTCTAACAGTTTTGTTCTAGGTATCTCAATGTCACAACCTACCGTGATTGCAGTACCGCCTAGCTTTGCTATTACTGCTATTGGCGCAGCTAATACGCTGTATGTATTGCCTATGGTTGATCAAAACTAAGGATAATTATGTCAAATTTTAACGGTGTAGCATCAGTTTCAACGACTAATATTGTCCCAGTTCAAGCGCAATTTGATTCTTCTGGTAATTGTTTAGGTCTTATTGGGCCAGGTGGAGTATTTTTTTCACCGCCATTAACTTCAGATACTATTACTGGTGCAACGATTGATAACAGTACAATTGGAGCAACTACACCTTCTACTGTAAATGCAACCAATGTATCAATAAACGGCAAATTGCACGTTTCTGCTACTGCACCTACGATTGCATCAGGTTTTGGTACAAGCTCTACGATTACAGCATTTAATTCATCAGCATTTAAAATTGTAGTTGGTACAGGTGGCGCAGCAAATGGTGTTATCACATTTCCTGCCGCACCTAATGGTTGGGTAGTATATGCACAAGACGTTACTAGCGGAACATCATTATTTTTACAGCAAACTGCAAGCACTACAACTTCTGCTACTTTAACAAGTTTTAGCATTACTTTAGGTACTGCTGCAAACATGACTGCTGGCGATACGATTATAGTAATGGCATTTCCTTATTAAGGATTAATATGGCTACTGGCCCAGCGTTAACGCAAGATCAAAATATCCTGCCTGTACAGGCTTATTTTAATTTAGACGGTACATTTAATACATTTATTGGTCAGGGCGTACCATTTACTGTCCCTGTAAGCGGTGCAGTAACTAATGCAACCATTACAAATAGTACGATTAATAGTACAACTATTGGTGCTACAACCCCTAGTACAGGGGTTTTTACTAATATAGCTACAACTACAGGCACGATTTCTACTACCCCAGTAGGATCAACCGATATTGCCAATAAACTGTATGTTGATACAGTAGCATTGGGCGTTAGCTGGAAAGAGCCTGCACAAGCAGCAACAACTGCCAATATTACGCTTTCAGGGCTTCAAACGATTGATGGCGTAACTTTAGTAGCTGGCAACATCGTCTTAGTTAAAAATCAGACAAACGCTGCTCAAAACGGCATTTACGTGGCTTCTAGCGGTGCTTGGTCTTATGCCCCTGGTTCTACTACTTGGGCGCAATATGTTGGCGCAATCATTTTCGTAGATGGTGGTGCTCAAGCAGGAAGCCTTTGGTATAACTTAGCTCAACCTGGTGGTACTTTAGGCACTACTGCAATGACATGGAGCAATTTCTCTTTGTCAGGTGTATATACAGCAGGTACAGGGTTAACCTTATCTGGCTCAACATTTAGCATTACCAATACTGCAGTAACCGCAGGTTCTTATGGCTCTGCTTCAAGCGTTCCTACTTATACAGTTAACTCTCAAGGTCAATTAACTGCTGCAAGTAATACAGCAATCGCTATCAATGGCAATCAAATCACTAGCGGTACAGTAGGCTCTAGCTATATTAGCGGTTCATATACAGGTATCACAGGCGTTGGTACGCTAACTGCTGGTACATGGAATGGCTCTACTATTACTGTTCCGTATGGCGGAACTGGCGTTACTAGCTTAAGTGGTATTGCTTACGGAAATGGTACTTCAGCATTTACAGCAGCGACAGGCTCACAAATTGCTTCAGCAATCGGCACAACAGCCGTAACTAATGCTACCAACGCTACAAATATAGCTGGTGGAGCAGCAGGACAAGTACCTTATCAAACTGGCGCAAGCACTACAGCATTTACTGCCACAGGTACATCAGGTCAAGTATTGACTAGCGCAGGCGCAGGAACTCCTACTTGGACAACTCCCACAACTGGTACAGTTACATCAGTAAGCGGCACAGGATCAGTAAACGGCATCACGCTGACAGGCACAGTTACTTCTAGCGGAAGTCTTACACTAGGCGGCACTTTAGGAAGCATTGCAAACAGCCAGCTTACTAATAGTTCTATTA